GCTGTATCAAAGTCAGCGGCACGTGTGAGAACTGTGCTTGAAGTGTATATATAAATACCGTTTTCAAATGTATTGGTCTGATTCTTTACAAGAATTCTATCTCCTGTATTTAATGTATGACCATCAAGAACAGTCAGCGCTGACCCGAGAGTAAGTGTTGCTCCAACTCCAGACGTTCCATTGTCATATGTACCAGAAAGATTTGCAGTTGTTGCTGCATGTGCTGCTTCATGGATATGAAGTCCCTGTGCAACAGCATCAACATAATTCTTAGTAGCTGCATCCTGTGGATTTGTTGGCTCTGCAAGATTTATAATCTTGTTGCTATTTGCATCTAAATTAGCAGAAAGCGAATTACCAGTTCCAAGTGTTTTATTTGTTAAAGTCTGTGTTCCAGTTAATGTTGCAACTGTGGAATCGATATCAATTGATAAAGTTCCAGCGCCATCATTATATGTCGCATCAATTCCAGTTCCGCCAAGGATTTGAGATCCGACTATATCCTGAACTCGCTCTGCATTTAATGTTACGGCTCCAGATGTTACCGTGAAGTCTGTAGCGTCAAAACTTGCAACACCACGATTTGTGTCTGTTGCAATTTCTGCATCAATTGTTAATGTAGCATTAGCGTCATCGTAAGTTACGTCGATGCCTTCTCCAGCCCTTACAAGACCAGTAAGTGTTGCACCAACTGTATCTTCAATATACTCTTCAAGATTTGTAACTTGAGAAGTTGCGATTTGAATGTCTTGTTCTGATGCTGCAGTTAAACGACCTTGTGCATCTACTGTAAAAGATGCAGTTTTTGCTGCGGTAGTTCCATAGCTTGCAGCTGTTACTGCTGTATTATCTAAATCTATTGTTGTGGTGCCTGAAGTGTCGTTGTATGTAGATGTTAATCCTACTCCACCTGATACATATGCACCAATTGCATCTTGAATAACTTCTAGAGATCCAGATGTGGAAATCCACTCAGAACCGTTCCAAAAGTACATAACGTTATCAACGTTATTGTAGTAAATTTGACCTGACACTGGCGACGAAGGCGCAGCGTTCAGATTTTGAATTCTAGCATTTTGCAACTCATTTTTATTTAAGTTGATGCTAGTTACAAATAGTCTTGCCATCTTGTTTTCTCCTTATGACAGGTACGCTGTCCCTGCGAATGGTTGAGCCATTGTCAGTGTTAAAGTATTAAGGCTATTATAGTCTATTCCAGTTTCTAATACATCTCCAGCGCTATTCTTTACTGTGACATTTGGATAGAAGCCTAAATTATGTGTTATTAATATTGAATATACTCCTCCAGAAAGAGCAAGCTGTCCTATTTCCCAAGCAGAGGTTGTAGATATTTGTTTATCCAATATAAAGCTGTCTCCTATGGACCATGTATTTGTAGAAATAGATTTTGGTCCCCAGAATCTTGTTGTTTCAACATCAAAATAAAAATCTCCTGGTACTCCCAGGGAGTTAGATGGATTTCCGCTTCCACTAATAATTGTTCTACCAGGGGCTCCAGAAGCTCTTACTACAATTACTGGATTACTCTCTGGGGTTATAAGCGTTGGATGACTCATGTTGTAACCGATCTATTTAGAGTCATAAATCCTTCTAGTAATCTTGTTTTATTGACGCTAGGATCTATTAAAACTAAATCGTATGCTGATTTTGGATAGAACATTTTATTTGTTCTATCTGCTGATATTGAAATAGAGATTTTTCCTTCTGTTGGACTTATGGTTATTCCATCACCTTCAGTTAAAGTAAATGCAAGTTTTTTTCCACCTTTTGTATCTCTTACTTGCATTCTGGCTGTGTGGAAGTTTAGTTGAATTGGATCATACTCTTCATCCAAATATTCAACCTGAAAAGCGAAGGTGGCATTTTGATCAACTTCCCAGTTTTTTTGTGCAGCCATTTTACTCCTAAATAGGAAAACTCCTGTACCAATTTTAGCACAGGAGTGTTCCTAACGATATTAAATTTTACTTGCTATTTGTGAACCCAAAAGACTTTTCATTTGGATTTAAAGCCTTTAAAATAACTGGAAGGGTGGCAGCAATTCCGCCCTTAATCAAATCGCTTGGATCTGTATTTCCAGTCATATATAAGGCAATTGTGGCACCAAGAAAATGGCGACCATAACTTGCCAATGCTGCTAGAATTTTTTCTTGCATTGTTACCGTTCCATCGTTATTTAGATCTTGTTTCATAAGACCTCCTATTACTGGGGACCTCCCCCAGAATTTGGGTTTTAACCCAATACTATTGTATCACTAAGCAGAAATATCTACAATCTCACAATTACCATCAGATGTGCAAGCAAGTGTTTGTGTTCCGCTTGTTCCATCTTCTGTTTCATAAAATGAAAGATCTTCCCAGCGAATGCTTGAAGGCATTTTTGATAATAGCTCAAGATATTCTTCTTTAGTAACTTCTTGATAGGGTGCTTGCTTATAAGAGTGGTCTGAATGTGGCAGGAATGAAATTCCAGACACCTCATCAAAATGCTTATACACCCAAGCGCCAACTTCCATCCACTCTTCTTCTTTTACAGAAACCGTAATAGATGGTTTATGCTCACACCACTCACGTTGATAAACCAGCCAAGTATTTAAATGATCAATTGCTGTTAAGTCGTTACGAACAATAGCGCCCTCTGGTGCTTTAACAGGAAAAGAAAACACATATGTATCATTTGGCTTCATTACATCGTCTTCTACTGGAATACCGACTTCTTTAAGAAATGTAGACAGAGGATCTTTTTTATCCCCACGAACTGTTCTAATATAATATTGTGAATGCCATGGATGCATTCCTGAAGATACTCCAGTAAGCTGTGAAACAGTTCCAGATGGCTTAACACATGTAATAGCAGCAGATTCATTAATTCCAATTTTTGCTGCTTCTTCTTTATTTATATTTCTTGCATGTTCACGAATTTCATTTAAGAAAATTCCAAGCTTGTCTAAACCTTCTTTGCCAGACATAAATTTATGTCCAAACTGTCCAGTAATAGATACGCCAAGAAGTCTTTCTTCTTCAGTATTGTCTTTCCAAATTTTGCGTAAATACTTAAAGTCTGTAAGAGTAGATTGCCATGTTCCAAGAATTGTTGCAAGTCTTACTTTATCTTCAATTTTTGCAAGTGTGTCATCTTCACGAATTACAATTTCCGAAAGATTACAAAACTGATAAGGTCTAAGGATAATTTCTGAGCATGGGTTAGTTCCATAATGAATTTCTGGATTTCTTCTACCCCATCGTGCTGCTTGCTTTTGTGCTGCTGCAACATTGTATATGCCACGCTCACCTGATTTTGAATCATATAAATTTTTCCATTCTGCAATAAACTGTTCCATTTCTGGTTTACGAGAATATGCTACTGAATTATTAGACAATGCACGTTGAGAATTATTTTCCCACCAATTTCCAGACTTAGCTGCAGCCATCTCGATGTCATTGATATTTGAAAGAGAGATCATGGCTGATCGGCGTACTCCGCCAACTACAACAACTTCACCAATTTTACACATAATGTCATGAGCCTCTATTGGCTTTAATTGTCTTCCTGATGCTGTTTTAAATTTAGCAATTGTAAAATCAAAAAGATTAACCAGGGGTTGTGGGCCTGAAGATCGGCCACCCATAGTCTTTAAACGAGCACCCGCTGGTCTCAACTTGCTTACATCAATTGCGGGAATTTGACCAGCCCATAACATTGCAAGAAGTTCACGATAAGCTTTTGCCCATCCAGTTTTTGAATCTTCAACTACAATAACAGTGTTTGATTTTTCAAATGATTCTGGAACGGCAGGAAGTTTATTAACGTACTTATATTCAACAGAGAATCCAACACCAGTTCCACACATAAGAATATACATTGTTTCATCAAATGAACGTGGTGAATCTACTGGCACAAATGAACAATTGTATCCAGCAACATGATCTCTATCTAACGCAGGTCCTGCAGTCATAATTGCCCTCATTGAAGGCATTACATTACGATCATAAACAGCGTTTTTTAATTCTTGTAAAAGTTTTTCGTCTGGAACGTAGTTATAGTTTTCTTTTAAGTGCTCAGATATAAAGTTAAAATATCTATCTACTGTTTCACCCCATTTTTCACGACGGTTCTCCTCTGAGATCCATCTTGCATACCTTGACAATGCAATAAAATTTTCATAGGGGTTTTCAATAGTTATTGACATGTAGCACCTTTTCTCCGCCTGTACGGTTAAAATTTTGAATGAGATCCAATTCTATCAAAAGAAATTTATAGAAGGAAGATGTTATGAAAACTTTTTAAAAATATGATCAAATGCATTATTGGTCAACTGCAACCAGTTATATTCTTGATGTATTCTATTTGCTTGAGCATAATAGTATCCAGACATTGCTTTAAAGTTAACTGCAGCAAATACCATTTGATCTTCTAAATCTTCCATGTCTGGCTTAAACATTTTTCCAATATGTGGATGAGGTACAGTATTTGGTAAAGGCTCATCTGTTAGTTTAGACTTTAATCCTAGTGGACCAAGATAGTTTTTATAATGTGCCCACTCTTTAACGCATATTGTTGGCATTCCAGTAGCTAAGGCTTGCAATGGTATAAATCCAAATCCTTCTCCCCAGCTTGGATAAACCAATACATGATGACTATGATATAAATCTACTAACTGTTTTTCTGTGTATTCTTCTGTTATTAAAGTAATGTTTTTATATATGTCTGGTGTGGTTAGTCTTTCTCTAACACTTTTAGGATCATATACCCTAATTGAACTTGTATGGTGAGCTTTAATTGTTAAATGATACTCTGGATTATTTGCAAATATTTTAATAAAAGTATCTACAACCATTTGCCCGCCTTTTCTTGGGGCTGGTTCACCTATGTGTAAAAATTTTAATGGCTTACCGTCTTCAATAATTCTTTTTTTAGGAGTCCAAACATCTTTAATTCCATGAGGAAAAACTTTTATGTTTTTAAATCCATTTTCTTCAAAAACAGATTTACACCAATCTGATGTAGTCCAAATTTCATCTACAGCATTTAAGCCTTCATTCCATTTTGGTGGAATTAAAGTTGATTCCCATGGAGTATATCCGATTTGATATTGTCCTTTGTGTAATTTATAACTATAAGGTTGAGTAAAATTTAATTGAATTGGAGCCTTAGCATTTTGATAAGAAATTTTATGTCCTAAATCTTTTAAGCAATTAGTTATTGAATCACCAGCATAGCCATATCCTATTGCTGTATTTAAATTTGCTCTAAGTGTATAAAATGAAATATCCATAAAAACTTTCTAGTTGACTGACTTGACAGTAACTTCCGCCTAATGTTATTATATTAGTTCGCTATCTCTAAAGGAGGAAACCCCAATGGAGAATGTCAAACAACGCTTGAGCGAAGTTGCTCATAGCTGGACAGTAATAGCAATGATAACATTGTTTTTATTTGGTGTCCAGCCTGGTCCAACAGAAACTCAAGCAATTGAGGCAAAACGAGAAACTGTAATGTCTCAAAACTTGCAAGCAAAAAAACTGAAGAAAGAAACATTAGAACGATACAGCAACGCTGTTTATAAGCCATCTCAAATGCTTACAGACAAGCAACTTAAAAAATTGCTTGAAGCTGTAGGGTTTGAAGGCAAAGGCCTTAAAATGGCCTGGGCCGTAGCCAAGAAGGAGTCCAACGGACGACCAATGGCATATAACGGAAACAGGAAAACTGGAGACAGTTCCTATGGAATTTTTCAGATCAATATGCTGGGAAACCTTGGTGTAGATCGCAAAGAGAAATTCGACCTAAGATCAAATGTAGTTTTATTTGATCCAGTAATTAATGCAGAGATAGCGTATTATATGACCAAAGGCGGAAGCGACTGGTCATCTTGGAAAGGCTTAACGCCAGCCACAAAGAAGTGGTTAAACAAATTTCCAAAAAGTTAGGAGATAAATTGAGGGTACAAGTAGTATCCAAATATTTAGCCTTTGCACAAGAAGGCCTTGTTCCAGAAATTAATTGTCCTCTGGATCAGGGCCTTCTAATGTGTAATGTTGATAATGAGGATAAAATATACCTATATTGTTTATCTTGTGAATATAAAAATTTTATTGGTATAGATTTTTATAAAAAAATTAAACAAAATCTAGAAGGTATAAAAAATGGAAAATAAGTCTAATAATCTTGAAGATAACCTTGATATGGTTAACTATATAATGCTTCATAGAATATATGACTTGCTTACTTTAATCTCTTCTAAGATGGCTCCTGAAGATACCGCAAAAATGATACAATATCATGAAGAAGGATATTTATTGGGCCCCGTCCCATCTTATAGACCAACTGAAGAAAACAACGAGTAGAAAGAAATAAAATGGAGAAAGCTGAAGTAGTAAAATTAATGCTAGATCAATTTCTTGCCGATAACAATGAAATGGCAAAAAATGCTGGGATGTCTGAGGAAGAAGTTCAACAGCTTACAGAAAAAAGCGTTCCAGGAATCTCATATATGCTAGAAAATATATATGACAAGTTAGTTCAAGAAGGACTTATTAAATAGTCTTGACTTTGTAAAATTGTTGTTTTACAATAATATAGTACGGGTTGTAGCATCCCCCAAATAGCTCCCCGTATTGCACATCGGTGCATGACCCCAACTGGATCCGCCTCTGGTTGGGGTTTTACCTTTTAATGAGGTATAATAGATTTATGACCAGGGACTATTTTAAACAATCGTATTTTAATCCTTATTTTCAAAGTGATCATTATAAGAATGAAACTTCTTCTGGTAAAACTGAACAAAAAATTTCAAAAATTTTTAGCAAAATAAAAATTATTTTAGGTAAAAAAATAAATGCCAGTTAAGCATAAAATATTACAAATAGGATCTACTCAAACGCATATGACAAACTGGAATGCGTTAAGGTCTGAATCGTCAATAATTATAAAAAATATTTCTTTTAATAATATATATATTGGGGCGTCTGGTGTAACCACATCAGACTATGGATTTAGGCTTTTGCCAGAGCAAACACTAAGTATAACGCTTGGACCATATGATGAAATATATGCAATTACTGATTCTTTAGCGGAAGTATCAATATTGGTATTGGAGAACTAATGGCAACATATATTAATGCTACATCTGGAATACCACAGTATTCTCCCTCCACCCCTGCCTCATTTGGATTTGATGCATTTGGCAGAACAAAGATTGCACAGCCATATACGCTATTTGACAATCAGCATAGGTATACTTCTGGTGATGAATTTAGCGATTTGACAAGCGGTACTGCTACAGTATCGTACTTAGAGAACGAATCCACAGACCTGCTAACAATAGGCACTGCTTCTGGGGATAAGATTTATAGAGAATCAAAAAAAGTATTTCCTTATCAGCCTGGTAAAGCCCTAACAGTGTTTCAAACTTTTGTTTTTAATTCAGCTAAAACTGGGCTTCGTCAAAGAGTAGGATATTTTTCTAGGCAAAATGGAATATACCTACAGCAGAGTGGTTCTACTATATCAATGGTTAAAAGAACATATACAAGTGGGGCTATAGAAGAAGAAATTGTTAATCAAGCAAACTGGAATATTGATTCATTAAATGGTCTTGGTCCAAGTAGAATAACTTTAGATCTTACAAAAGCTCAAATATTTTTTATGGAGTATGAATGGCTAGGTGTCGGTTCTGTAAAAGCAGGGTTTGCCATAAATGGTCAATTCATTACAGTTCATCAGTTTAATCACTCTAATGTTATAGATAAAGTATATATGACTACTGCTACTCTTCCGCTTCGATATGAAATTGAAAATATTGCAGCTACAACTAGCTCTAGCTCTATGAAGCAGATATGTGCAACAGTCTTATCTAATGGTGGATATGATAGAAAACCAGAAGTATGGTCTGCATCAAGAGCAACATTATTTCAAAATATAGGTACAACATTTGTACCGCTTGCAGCAGTTCGTCTTAAGTCTGGAAGAATGGATTCGGTAGTACAAATAGCTAGATTGAATGTAGCTACAGTAACTAACAATCTTTTTGAGTATGCCCTTTTTAGAAACCCAACAATTACAGGTGGATCTTGGATAGAAAATACTCCAACACAGGATACTGAATACAATGTAACAGCAACATCTATGACTGGCGGAACAATAGTTCGTAGAGGATTTTTGGCGGGATCTAATCAGAATAACGCAGCAACAGATCTAGAAATAGAAAATAGCTTTGATCTACAATTAGGAAGAACTAACGCAGATACTCCTGTATCTGATATATACTGTTTAGCCATTAGAACCATATCTAGTACAGGTGATGCTGTTGGTTCTATTCAATGGCATGAAT